CTTTCCGGCCCGTAGGCCAATTAGGGGGTTACTTACATACCGAATTTCTGTCATCCGGTCCCTGAATTGTAGGTCCAGATTCTGGACTTACACTAGGGAAAACCCTTAGAAATGGCCTTTTCTTTATACATATTTTGTCTTTAGAACAGCCCCGTTATTCCCAGACTTATCCACAGCTCTCTGTGAATTGCGTGGATAACTTTTGTGGACAAGCTGTGGACAACTTTTTTCACATTGTGAAAAACGGCCGACAAGGCCTCCAAAATCAAAGCCCCATACCTAGGGTGCCCCAACCCCCGTCGGCGCGTCCTAGAGCTTCCTAAGCCCTTCTGGTTTCACTTTCAGTATTAAATACGTTAGTATTAATATGACCCTGGCCCATAACTGAACATCGCCCCGATGGCGACGGGGCTAGCGGGCCAGCGGGCCAGACTGGCCCCGACGGTGTTAATGACCCTGCCAATCCTAGGGGCATAGGTGCGCACGCTGACGGGTACACATTGGGCACGGGGACGACGACGGGGCGCCAATCAGGTGCCCAAATTTTTCACAGAAATTTTTTCAACTTTGACCTTAACCTCTGTATAATTGGCATGCCCCGTCGTCGTCACCGTCAAAAGCACCGGCACTGCCGCCGCCACCAACGAAGTGACTTCCAAGGCAGCGTCCATGTCGGAGCCTCATACTCCGGCGCCGGTTGTGAGAAGCGTACTTTCACGGTTTCAGCGCGACGCTATCCGGCCTACTGTCAACGACGGGGCACCTTTCACTCAGGAGATGTGCATGAGCGATACCGGCAAAGAAGGCAGCACCCTCAGCATTGCGTCGTGGGGCGACCAGTACATGGTCATCAAGGCCCTGCAGGTCGGGCTGACGCAAGACAAGGCCTGCAGAGGCTGGCAGCCGAAGCCCTACCAGACGCAGCTGCTTGGCAAGCTCGAACTGCAGTTCGAGCGTGTGGTCGTCAGGCAAGGACCGCGCACTCCTCTACAGCGGCCTCTGATGCGCCGCAGCCTCATCAGCCTGGCCGCAGACAAGGTCGTTGATGACCACCTGTTCGTCCCGTTCAAGTCCTGCGACGACTGCGCAGACCGTGTGGTTTGTGAGATGAACGAGCAGTGCCTCTGGTGACGGATCAGGCGGCAACCCTTATACTTTGCCGCCATGACCACACAGAAGTCACTTCGTGAGCGCCTGACGCCTGCCCTCCTGCAGGCGCTCAGCACGCGCCAAAAGACCAACAAACAGGTCGCCAAGGAGCTGGGCGTACACCCGGTGTACCTGAGCACGACCTACAGCCGCATGGTGCAGGAAGGGGTCGCCAAGCCCCGCGAAGTAGGCCCCATCAACCAAGCTCGACTCTTCATGAAAGAGCTGGTCCAGTGCCGTCGCATGTGCCGCATGGAGGAGGCGAGGGCCTACTCCGAGGGCCGCAAGACCCTCGCCAAGGCTGCAGAGGCTGCAAACTGCAGCGAGCGCACGCTGCGGCGCTACGTAAACATGCAAAAAGGCACGGAAAAATGACAAAAGACCTCGATTTGGGCTCAGGAAACGAGAATTTCGAGCCAAAACCTGAAGGTTTGAAGCGTTTCTCACTGAAAAACTCTGGAATGGCTGAAAAGCTCAATCTGGCGTCGATGCCTCAGGTGGAAATTCTGCGGCTGCGTGACGAGTGCAACGCACTGCTGCCGCCCACGTCCATCAAGGACCTGGACATGGCAAAGGAGCTGGCAGAGCAGTTCCACAGGGTCAAAATCCTGCAGCAGGAGGCCTCGGAGGACGACGGCACCCCGACGAACCAGCGGGCGCAGGTCGCCAACACGGTTGCCAGCACTTTGAAGGCGCTGGTAAACCTGCAGGCTGAGGCCTACAACGTCGAGCAGTTCCGCAAGATGGAGGCCGCGCTGGTGCGGGCTCTGCGCACCTTGCCCAAGCCGCAGCAAGACGAGTTCTTCAAGGCCTACGGCAAGGCTGCAGAGGAGATGGCAAATGAGGCTTGACCCCGCCAGCTTTCACTCGCACATTGAGCGGGTGCGGTTCGCCTTGTACAACAAGGGGTCGCTGAAGGACATCCCTGACTGGATCGAGAACAACACGTTCATCCGCCTTGGGGAGCCGTACAGCTATCTGGGCCACGAGTTTCAGAAGTACATCATCAGCCTTGAAAATGAGGAGGTGAATGTCCAGAAGTGCTCGCAGGTGGGCCTGTCTGAAATCATGGCCCGCTGGGTCATGGCGGTTGCCTACAACTACACCTCGTTCAAGACCATCGTGACGTTCCCGTTCAGCGGCGACGCAGTGAACTTCGCGCGAACGCGGGTAGACCCGTTCATCGCCTCGTCACCGGCCCTGCGGGCGGCGATGAGTCCTGATGTCAACAACGGCGAGCAGAAGATGGTCAAGGAGTCCATCGTCCACTTCCGAGGCACGAACGGCTTGACGGCGGCCATCTCCATTCCCGCTGACTGCATCGTGTCTGACGAGATTGACCGCTCCAACCCCGGCATCCTTACGCAGTACACCTCGCGCCTGACGCACTCGCCGTACAAGTGGCGGCGAAACTTCTCGACGCCGACCGTGAAGGGCATGGGGATCGCGAAGCTGATGGAGACATCGAAGCGCCACGTCAAGATGGTCAAGTGCCACTGCTGCAACAACTGGTTCCTGCCGGACTTCTTCGAGCATGTGCGGATTCCAGGCTACTCCGGCGCCCTTGCCGAGCTGACCAAGAACACCATCGCGAAGACGCGCTACCTTGAGGCGCAGCTGTTTTGCCCGCGCTGCGACTCTGTGCCGGACTTGAGTGAGCCGTACCGCAACTACGTCATCGAGAACAACGAAAGTAACTTCTCGGCGGCCGGCGTGATGGTGTCACCGTTTGACGCACCAGCGTTCATCACGCCCGTGACGCTGCTGCAGGCCATGGTGGGCTACTCCAACCTGACGGAGTTCATCAACCAGAACTTGGGCAAGACGAGCGAGAACTCGGATGAAGCCCTGACGCTGGAGGACGTGGTCAACTCCGAGACGACGACGAGCCTGGAAGACAGCTCGGTGCACTGCATGGGCGGCGACATGGGTGTCACCTGCCACATCATGGTCGGGCGCAAGACGCTGGACGGCACGCTGCTGGTTGTGCATCGCGAGAAGGTGCACATCGGCGAGTTTGAGAAGCGGCGACTGGAGTTGAAGTCCAAGTACAAGGTCACGGTGTCGGTGTTCGACTCGATGCCTTACACCGACCTCATCATGCGCCTGCAGCACGGCGACAAGAACTTGTTCGGCGCTGTGTACGTGCAGACCAAGAAGGTGGAGCTGCACTCCGTCTCGATGTACGACGGCGACAGCTCGGGCGGCAAGATGCCGATTCACCAGGTGAAGATCAACCGTGACCCGTCGCTGGACAGCCTGATGACGAAGTTCAAGCGCGGCGAGATTAAGATGCAGCTGAGCGGCACCGACCTAGATGAGGAGGTCCAGAAGCACCTGCTTGAGATGAAGCGCATGAAGGTGTTTGACCAGGCGGGTGATTTCCGGTTCAGCTGGGTCAAGCCGGATGCAGCGGTGGACCACTTCCACCACGCCCTGCACTACCTGAATACCGCCTGCGACCTGCGCGGCACGCTGATGCGTGACGGCCAGCAGACGCCTGTTCAAGGTGTGCCTTTTGTCAAGCTGCACCGGCTGCCTGTCATCCAGCGCAACCCGGTCACGCAAGTCGTCAAGCAATAAAAGAAGGCCCTTCCATCGCTGGAAGGGCCTTTAAGGCGGGCGGGGCGCCCACGGAGACAGGGCCTCAGGATAGCATCGCTTTGACACATGTGCAACAGGTAGGTCACAATCTGGCGCATGAAAATCCTAGACCGCCTCGGCGCCCTCATGGGCCGCAAACCCCAGCCTGAGCAGGCTTTGACCGCTCAGGTCGAACTGGCTACGACGGGCGGGGGCGGTACGCTGGCACCTCAAACGCCGCCCAAGGTGAAGCCGAAGCAGCAGACTTACCCCGGCCACGTCACTTCGACCCAGCCGGGCGATTCGGCGTTGCCGAAGAACGACATGAACCTGGCGAACGTGGACGTGGTCAACACGTACCGCTTCGGCCGCGACACCTCCACGGTTATCCGCACGCTGACCAAGGCCAACCCGGACTTCTCGGGCGCCCTGGCCGGCCACCTGCGCATCGGCATACCCGAGAAGTACGCGCCCTTCGCCTACAACCCTGACGGTAGCTTCAACGTCGATGCGACCCGGCTGTGCATGGAGCTGCTGCAGCGCATGTACTCGAATCCGGGCTATGACACCGGCTTTACCACGGTGGGCTCGATCCGGTCCTGCTCCGAAGCCCTTGCGAAGGAGATTTGCATTGAGGGTGCTATGGCGATGGAGCTGGTCCTGAACCAGCAGCGTCAGCCCGCGTACTTTGCGCCTGTGCCGGTGTCCAAGCTGAAGTTCTATGACGACTTCAGCAAGGGCACCAAGACCCTGAAGCCGGTGCAGGACGTAGGCGGTGAGGAGATCGACCTCGACATCCCCAACTTCTTCATGGTGTGGCTCGACCCGTCGCTGCTGGACCCGTACCCCGAGCCGCCGATGCAATCAGCCGTGCAGGCGACGCTGGCGAACTCGACGTTCCTGAACCAGCTGCGCCAGCTGTGCGAGCGGCACATCTTCCCCCGCTACCACGCCAAGATCAATCTGGAAAAGCTCACGGCCATGATGACCGAGGAGGAGCGGGCCGACAGCACGAAGCAGCAGGAGTTTTACTCCGCTCGCTACGCTGAAGTTGAGGCGGCGATCAACGGCCTGACCGTGGAGCAGGCGCTCATCTCGTTCGACTTTCTGGAGGTCGAGTTCATCAAGGGTCAGGACGGCGATACGCCCTCGACCTTCGAGGTGGTGCGCGACATCTACAACGGCAAGATCGCAACCGGCGCCAAGACGATGCCGTCGATCCTTGGTCACGGCAGCGACAACCAGAACGTGGCGTCCACCGAGACCATGGTGGCGCTGCTGAACTCCAACGGCATGGTGCGCCTGAAGCTGCAGGAGATGTACTCGAAGGCCCTGACCCTGTCGTGCCTCTTGATGGGCATGGATGTGTCCGTCAACTTCGAGTTCGACGAGATTAACCTGCGGCCCAGCGACGAGCTGGAGGCCTTCCGCGCGCAGAAGGCTTCGCGCCTGCGCGAGGAGCTGTCCATGGGCTTCATCACGGATGAGGAGTACAGCCTGCGCATGAACTGGCGGCTGCCGCGTGCAGGCCATGTGCCGCTGGCCGGCACGATGTTCCACCAGCCTCAGCCGGCCGACCCGTCTGGGAACAACTACAGCGGCACTGGTGTCGGCGGCGGGCAGTCTGGCGGCGGCGCCAGCAACCAGGCACGCAAGTCGTCGGCCAAGTCCGGCAAACGGGGAGACTGAAATGGAACACGTTTGGGCCTACACAGGCACCGATCACCGGCCTGGCGAGTATGTCGGCTACGTCAACCTGTCCAAAGCAGACGGCGGTGTGGCCGTCACAGTGCGTGGGCAAGGGGAGAAGGCAGTTACCGCTCAGCACGTCGTGCCGGACAGCGAGTTGCGCTCGTTGTACAACTCCATCGGGCGTTACCTGCTGGACAAGCAGCAGGCCTTGAGCACGGACAAAGCCTGACGCCTTGCACAAAAGTAACTTTTCGTAGACACTTCGCGCCATGAACCTCGCCCTCACCCTGCTTGCCGCCCTGACCTCCCAGCCGTGGCTGGGCGAAACGGCGCCGCAGGCCTACCTGCACGACACGCTGACGCGCGTCGCCCAGCTTGAAGGTACGCCGGACGCCCTGCGTCAGCACCTGATCCAGCTGCGCGGAAGTGCCTTCGCGTCCGATCCGTTTGCCCTGCCGCCCATGTATGCCGTCGCTGATGGCGTGGGCATCGTCAAGATCAACGGTCCGCTGGTCAGCGGCTCTGCAGGCTTCATGCGCCTGTTCGGTCTGACCGGCTACGACGACGTGCGTCAAGCCGTCAACGAACTTGTGTCGCAAAAAAACGTCAAGTCAATCATCCTGCACGTCGGCTCGCCGGGCGGCCTGGCGACGGGCTGTGGTGACTGTGCTTCGCACATCAAGGCGGCTGCCAAGATCAAGCCGATCATCACCTTCTCTGACTCGGGCATGACCTCGGCTGCCTACTGGCTGGGCTCGTCAGCGTCCAAGATTCTGGCTGGCCCGACTTCGGTGCTCGGCAGCGTCGGCGTCCTGATTACCGCTGTGAGTGTCAAGCGGGCCAATGACCAGGCAGGCGTGGACAAGAAGGTGATTCGCATTGGCGAGCACAAGGCGCCGTACACGCCGGACGAGGAGATTGGCGAAGCCGCCATCAAGCACCTGACCGCGCAGGGCGAGGAAATCTACTCGGTTTTCCGCGCAGCCATCGCTGAGAACCTCGGCATGGACGAAGCTACTTTCGATAGGACGGTTGGCCGTGGGCGTGAGTTCATGGGTGCCAAAGCGGTCGAGGCGGGCCTTGCCCACAAGCTCGCGACGTTCGACGAAGCTATTGCTTTTGCGAAAAACATTGACACAGGTTCTTACACCCGCCAAAATTCCGGCAACTCGAAAGGGACTTCCATGAAACTCACGCTCGCCGCTTCGATCATCGCCCAGCTGTGCGCTGGCGTTGACCCTCTGAAGCTCAACCTGTCGGTGCCTGCCGCCAACGCCGAGGGCCAAGCCCCCGACGCGGAAGCCGTCACCGCCCTGACCTCCCAGGCCATCGTCATGAGCGCCACCCTCAAGGAAGGAACTGCGACGGCTGTCAAGGCTGTCGTTGACCCCCTGCAGGCTGACCTGAACAAGCTGAAGACCGACCTGAGCGTCGCCAACACCGAGCTGGTCGGCCTGAAAGCCACCAACACCGAGCTGGTGACCGCCGCTACCGCCAACAAGGGCCTGATCGAAAAGGCCGAAGCCACGCTGGCCGCCTCGGCTGCCGCCATGGCCGTTGCGCTGGGCGTTACCGCCCCCGCCGAAGGCCTCAAGGGTGTCGAGCTGGTCGCCGCCCACGACAAGCTGGAAGCCGACTTCAAGGCCAAGTTCCCGAACCGCAAGGTGACGGTGGCCCTGTCGGCTGAAGAGCCCGCCCAGAAGCCCGCTGCTGGCGCCGAAGTCCCCCTGTTTGCCCGCCTCGCGCTGGCACAGGGTTAACCCAAACCCTGAAGGAGCACTCAAAATGGCCCGCAAGTTTTTCTACACCGACACGGTTCCGGCATCGGCACCGATTACCTCGCGTCTGGGCGTCCAAAACGCGCCCTACAAGGACACCGAGATTGGCAAGTTCGTCAAGGCCACCGTTGAATCCGGCCACGTCCTGTGCGCCGCTGGCGACCAGATCGGCGGCCAAGTTGCGGCTGTCGAAAACGCCACGTCTGACGGCTACGGCATCGGCTCCGTTCAGCAGCGCGACCGCATTCGCGTGACCTTCGACGGCTCGCAGGCGGCCGGCACGGGCGCCATCGCGCTGGACGACCAAGTCGTCTGCGGCACGGTCGTCGCCAAGGACACCGCCCTGACCGGCTACCCCAAGGTGCGCAAGGCCACGATCCAAGTGGGCACCACGGTGCCGGCCGACCTGACGGCGGCTGCCGCGCACATGGCCCTGCTTGCCTCGGGCAACATCTGGCGCGTCATCTCGCTGGGCGCCGCTGGCACCGGCGCGGTGGGCACCGAAGGCCTCATCGAGCGCGTGAACCGCTAAACCAACCCCAGCCCCAAGGAGAATCCAAAAATGGCACTGTTTATCGACAAGTCGGGCGCTCAGGTTGACGCCCCCCTGACTGCGAGCCTCTATTCGGAGGCCGACCGCGCCAACCTGTCGGTTGCGCAATACATCAACCAGAAGTACCCGACTGACAGCTCCAAGCACGGTACGGCCTTCAACCAGATGCTGGCGTCCACCGGCCTGATCGTGCCCGACGACAAGCTGCAGCGCGAACTGGGCATCCGCCCGCCCAGCATGGCCGACGTGCTGTCCGGCAACGCCAGCTTCTCGCTGGCCGCGTCGAACACGGCCGGCGTGGGCTCGCCGCAAGGCCAGCAGTCGCGCATCCTGTTCCCTGCCGCCGTGATCGCCTACATGGAGAACGCGCTGGTCAAGGACTACGACGGCGACGCGCAAGCCTTTGACCGTCTGGTGGGCCAGAACATCGCCCTGCCGACCGACCGCTTCGAGCAGCCGGTCATCAACATGGGCACCAAGAACGGCCCGCATGAGGCCCGCGCCCAGCGCCGCGCGCAGCTGGCTGCTCCGGCTGCCATGATGACCTTCACGACCACGGACAAGGTGCGGAAGATTCCGTCCTTCGCTCTGGGCATGGAGTTCTCCAAGGAGGCGCTTGCCGCCACCAACCTTGACATCGTGGGCATGGCCGTGCGCCGCCAGCTGATGGTGGAACGTGACGCCTGGGTCTACTCCAACCTGAGCGACATGATCGCCGGTGACAACGACATCAACGTCAGCTCCATCGCTTCGCTGGGCTACACCGTCGCCACCAACACGCTGGACTCCGGCGCCGCCTCGGGCACCATCACGCAGAAGGCGTGGCTGAAGTTCCTGTACCGCCGCCGCAAGTACCGCAAGATCGACTGGGTCATGTGCGACCTGGACACCTACCTGAAGCTGGAAGCCCGCACCGGCCGTCCGTCGCTGACCGCGATTGACACGCTGCTGCCCCGCATGGAAGCCCACGGCACCGTGCAGAACCCCGGCATCGGCGACGTGAAGGTGCTGCTGGTGGATGCTGCTGCTGACGGCGGCCCGATCCCGGCAGACACCATCGTGGGCATCGACTCGCGCTACGCCATCACCCGTGTGCGCAACACCAGCGCCACGGTGACGGCTGCCGAGCAGTTTGCCATGCGCCAGGCCGAGGCCTTCTCGCTGCAGTTCGGTGAAATCTGCTACCGCACCTACGACGAAGCGTGGGACACCCTGACGGTGGCCTAAGCGGGTAGAATCCGCATCGAGCCCGGCCCTGTGCCGGGCTTTCTTAAACCCTCCAACCTGAAGGATTGAAAAAATGGCTGACAAGAAAGTCTGGGTCGTCTCCAAGGCCCTGTTCCCCATGGAAGACCCCACCAACGTGGGCACCAGCGAGAAGATCACGCGCATCGAAGGCCAAGCCACGCAGCTGGTGCCGCATACGGCCTGGGTGGACTCCCAGGTGCGTGCCGGCTCGCTGGAAGCCTACGACGGCAACCCTGAAGAAGGCGGCAAGCCGCTGCCTGCCCCGGC